TTTGTACTATTTGTTTTGAAAGTTTTTACAGTCAAAATAAAGTAAAAAAATGTCCTTGCTGCTCCATGAAACCTTATTCTAACGCCACTAAAAAATCTTCGCAAAAAGAACAGCCAATGAAACCGAAGAAAAAGCATGGTAAAATCCCTTTAGAGGTATTAGAAAAAATGGAAGAAAAGAAAAGAGTTTATGACGAGAACTACGCTAATAATTTTATTCGTTACGGGGGCGTTAGAGAAAGAATATGAACGAATGGAGAGATCGGGCAAAAGATTCATACTAAAAAACCCGCTATCCACGTTGGAGGCGGGGCACGTTGCGTGTTTCTCGATCACTATTAAACTTCCGTGCGCTAGCATGGTGTATGTATCAAATAATTTTTGTCAACAATTTTACAGGGATATGATGAAAACCTTGAATCTAAATGATCCTGCCATGATAGTATTGCTTACGGAATTTATGAAAAAATTCAGGGAAAAATCATGAAAATTAGAGAGCCTAAAAAAGAAGAAAAAGAACAAACGCAAAAAATATGCAATATGCTTTTTGATCTTTTTAACAAAAATAAAGAAATTGAAACTGTTTTATGGCTTTCCGCTATAAATGTTTTTGTAGCAAGTTGTTTTAAAACAGCGGGAGTTCCTTATGAATCTTATAAAGAAGACATGACAAAGGCAATTGATTTTTATAAATGCCTTTGGGAGGAAAATGTATGAAATGCGCCTTATAAAAAGAAAAATATTTAAGATAACCATGCAATTGTTCGTTAAACTTGGAATCGCGCATCAGGGTACAATTACCACGATTGATGGGGTGTGGAACTTTTATACGGAGACACCTATATGAAATTTTGGGAAGCTCTAGCTGAACAAACTAAGAAGGGCGGAAGGATCAAGAGAACGCATCATTTTTTTAGCTCAACGGATGAAAAGATACTATCTTCTTCTTTAGTAAGCGTTGATGACATCAATGCCGATGACTGGGAACTCTACGAAGAATCTGTAAAGACCTACACGTTCATGGAGGCCGTAAAGTTAATGAAGGATGGCAAGCGTGTTAAAAGGGCGCAATGGAATGATTCTATTCGTAAAGAAGACGATTTATATTTTTATTGGAGTAGGATCGGTTCCGGAAGATTTTGCCCTACCATTGGCGATGCAGAAGCTAACGACTGGATCCTCGTGGAGGATAAATAAAATGAAAAAAATGAAGATAAACGCCTCCGGCGAAAAAGAGATCAAGAGCCATATTAAGACCGTGAAGAAGGCTCGCAAAGATCTTAAGAAGGACGCAGGTAAGCTCAAGACTAAGATAGGAAAGGACATAACTTTTGCTCTTAGCCAGGATAAGAAAGTCCTTAAGGATATGCAAAAGGCTGATAAGAAAAATAAAGGAAAGAGCAAGGACAAAGAAAAACATGACTGAAAAAACAAAGGATGGAGACCTAGAAAAGCAAGAGGTTTTCATCAAGGCTCGTTTTAATGGATACAGCTTTGATTTTTATGATAAACATCTAAATGCAGAAATAAAAATTTCTAATCCTGATAAAACATCATCTTTTAAAGGAACAACAATAATTTGCTCTTTACAGTGCGCAGACGATGAGGGTAAAATAGATTTAACGCCCCTTTTACATGGGTTTCTTGAAAAGATAAAAGAAAATCCGGAAAGTGAGGTCAAGTGCTATGCTACAGGCTTTTCTCCTAGGATGCAATTTAATAAGGATCTATTAAGTATGCCTATTTCAAAAGAATTATTGGGTTTGTTTAGTGAAAAAAAATATAAGGATTAATTTATGCAAGAAAAAGACTATGACAACGTATTTAAATACTTAAAAGTAGGTGGTCTTGTTATCGCCATAGGCATTGTTACGGCTTCTAGTTTAAAAGCTTTTTATGAGCCTATAGATATTCATGTAGATATTGAAAGCATAGAAAGAGCAATCAAAGAAAACGAGCCTAAAGATGACGATAGATTTCCTGAAGTTCCCAATGGCGGTGGCTGGGTTTAGTCCATGAGCGAGGAGTATTTTTTTCGTCTTATACATTTACAAAAATTAAAAAAAAAGGATTATCAGACTATGATGATATATTTGACCCGTTTGAGTCCTTAACAAAATAAAAGCCCTTCAAAAATTTTTATACCTTTTAAAGGGCTGCACTAAAACTTAAGTTTCTCGTCCAATTTTAATTTTCAGTACTCTGAAATGTTAATGAATTGGCGATTTTTTAACAAGAAATAGATCGGATTCAAGATGAATGTAATAGTCACACTTATGCAATCGTTGGTTGTTTTGTCTTATATTATATTTATTGATTCATTATCATATGATCCAAAAAAAATATTTTATCTCATAATTGCATGTTTTTGCTTGGGAGCTTTAACTGTAAAGGCTTTAAATTGAATTGCTTAAAATGTCATAGAGAATTTGACGAAAATTTACATGCTCATTGCTACTGTAATACACACGAGGCGTTTTATTGTTGGAATTGCGGTCACGAAGATCTTTTATCTTGTGTAGAAGTTGGTAAAATTTGCAAAAGACTTTTGTTAACAAACCCATCTTGGGTGGTTAACATAGTAAAATCCTAAAAAATAGGAGATTTTATGTTTTGGAATGATATAAAAGAATGGATGGGCTCCGTTTGTTATCGACTGACTGACTTGCAGATAACACAAGTAGATGAGGAATGTATACGCTGCTTGATCAAAGATGAACTTTCAAATTTAAATAGAAAATTGGACATGATATTTGAAATTGTCAATGAATCGCAAGATTTTCACATAGCAAATCACACTATGGATACATTCGAGGACTACATGAAAAATGTAGACAAATTAAATACTATGATCAATGAATTTAAAGGCTGCGTAGCCATGGCTAGAGGATCTTTAGAAGAAAAAAAGCGGGTTATAAAAACAAATTCAGAAAAGGACAAATTATGACAGAATTCAAACAAATTTTAGAAAATGATAAATTTACCTCCAAAAGAGACATTGTTTGTTTTAACGGCGAAAGACCTTCAGCTGTCAATTTAGAGCACGTAACCATCATGTACCTGGAAGGAAACAGAATTACGTTTGAATTTTACTTTAAATCCCAATTTGTTGATTTTGCCGACGAAAAAGAGGCTTCCCGCGTTTTTGACATGCTTATAAACATGTGGTCATCCAAAATTAAATCCGATCAGGAATAATATGAAATTAATAATATTTACTTTAGTTTGTTTATTATCTTATACATGCTCATTAATTGCAGAAGTTTCACAAAATGGTGAAACTATGTGGAAAAGTGCATATAATGGTGATTTTTCTTTAGTTCATAAGCTTGTTCTTAATAGGAAATCTTTAAATATGAATGACGATATGCTAAGTCAATTTGCCATGGCCTATGTTCACTATCGTTTAAATCAAAAAGAAGACGTAGAGCTTATTTTTAAAGGCGTTGATAGCTATCTTGAGTATATTTTTGAATTGCCTTAAAAAATTATAAAGAATTTGGATCTTTTTCTTTAGGATCAAATTTCATGTTTTGCATCGAAAAATCAAACATTTGCATAAAAATATTTTTATGAATCTTGGCTTCATCAAGCGTATCGCATTGAACTAGCACGCAGCGTATTGTAGCGGACGTGAGTGCTGACAAAGCTATACCTTGTTCATTTTCTTCTAATATAACTGCAATGCTTTCTTCCAGCTTTTTAGTCAATTCTACCACATCTTCTAAATCATCTTGCGAAAAAGACCGTATATTCATAATTTACTTCCTTGCCTATAATAATTTTTATCCTACAGGATTAGGTTAATAAATATCTATGGTGATTGACGTGCTTTCTGTGAGGCCAATATTGCTTCTTCCTTGGTATCAAACTCTCCTACAAGAATTACTTTGTAGTTTTTCATATGACGTACACGCCATTTTCCGGTCTCTTTTCGATAAGATATTCCCCTTCCTATGCGCTTTTTTTGCCTACCTTTCTCAATCATGTCATGGGTATTTTCTTTTGATGTTCCTAAAAAAAGATGCTTTGGGTTCACGCATGCAGGATTGTCGCATTTATGGCAGACAAGTTTATCTTTTGCAATTTCCCCAAAAGCGATTTGGTAAGCAACCCTGTGAGCTCTATAACCCTTTTGTTTCAATACATACTGACCATAACCATTTTGAAAAAAGCATTTTTGCCAAAGCCAACAAGACCCTATATATTCAGTTTTGTATTTTTGATCGCTTGTTTGATCACAAATTTTTACTTTCATCCAAAATTTGGCAATGTCTGCGTATGTCATATTTTTCATACTTTCATAATATCATATCTCGTATTTCTGGCCTAGAAATAAGAAAGGAGGTGGCCTATTAGGAACTCAGATCCCGTTTTCTGGCCCGAAGATTCTTTAAATTTATCTTTGCGTCAAGGCATGGAAAAGAATTATTCGGACAGCATTAACATTTTGCAAACTCAATGGTATCAAGCCGATCTTAATCAAAGATTCACAATTAATGATCAAGAAGTCTGGGGACTCATCTTTCCGGGAGTTGCTACTTATAGGCGCAAGATTTGGAATTTCAATATTATGAATCCCATATCAGAAGCAATATCCGGCCAGCAAAGGCAAACAAGAAAGAGTTCGGCGGTTATCCCCATCCATGGCGGCATGCAAAAAACTGCCGATCAGCTAACAAAGTGCCTTTATCATAATCACAAAAACAATTTTCATCAAACCTTTAGTGACGCGTTTCAATTAGGCGCAATTATTCAAGGTCTAGGCTTTATGTACATGTATGGAGACAGTACAAAAGATCCTATCAGTCCTGATCCTCGCTGGCGTTATATCGATATGAAATCTTGCCTTTTTGATCCTTATTTTCGTAAGCATGACATGTCAGATGCCAGATTCTGGTGGGTCAGGACATTTTTTGATGCTCAAGAGGCAGCCCTCATGTATCCGCAGTTCGGCGATGAAATATTATCACTTCCTAAGGGTACTTATAGAGATGACAAATTCTACTACATGCCAGAGGTCTATCAAATCCAATTTCCAAATTTAATTGCCTTTGATGAGTATTGGTATGCAACAAGTAGAGAAGCTACTTTTTTAGTCGATAAAAAAACGGAAGAGTGTCAAGAGTTTCAAGGGACTCCCGAGCAGCTTAAAGAGGTCATACAAGCGTTTAAAGGTCAGCTTACAACGATCAAAAAACAAGTGCCCACGGTTCGTAGAAGCATTATTTTAAATGACAGGGTAATTGTAGATGAGCCGAACCCCTACGGTATGGATAGATACCCGGTCGTGCCGATGCTCGCTTTCTTCACGGCAGATACGCCGTACTACGCCTACAAGTTCAACAGCCCCATGACTATGCTCAGGGACTGCCAATATTTATTAAATCGCCTCAAGGTATCCAATTTAGAGATCTTAGATGCTCAGCAGCAAGGACTTAAGGTTAAAAAAGGAGCTTTGGTAACACCTGATGACGCTTTAAATGCAGGTCATGGAAGAGTACTTTTCATCGATCCTCAATTTCAAATGGACGACGTTCAGGATATGCCTATTGTTCCGCCAAGCCCTGTCATGCTGCAAATGGAAGAAATGTTAAAGGGGATGTTCTTTAACGTTGCAGGGATCGATCCCAGTGCCATGGGCATGGACGTAGACGATAAAGCAGGAATCATTAGCATGATGAGGCAAGCTGCCACGGCCCGTAATCTTCAAAGGCTTTTTGACCAAGCCGACGAATCTCAAAGACTATGCAGCGAAATAGAAGTAGAATACATACAAAAGAATTGGACTTATGGAAAAGTCAAGCAAGTGATCGGTGAAGAGCCAACGGCTGAATTTGATAACAAGATATTTTTTAAATATGGATGCAAGGTCGTTCAAGCAGCCCTTACGGAAAGCCAGCAGCAGCTGGAGCTTGCTCAGCTTCTACATTTTCAGCAGCTTTATCCCGATCTCATGCCCCCTGATGAGATACTTGAGTGCATGACGATCCAAAATAAAGATCGCATTATGGAAAAAATCGAAGCTAAACAAAAAGCGCAGCAAGAGCAGCAACAAAAAGTTCAAGAGATTCAAATGCAGCAAATGCAAGTGGACAATATGACCAAGGTAGCTTATGCACACAGTCAAGAAGGCCTTGCTAAAGAACGCGTGGCTAAAATTCAAACGGACATGGCAGTTGCGCAAGATAAAGTGCAAAGAGCGCATCAAGAAGACACTGCAAGCCTTCTTAATGTTGTTAAGGCTCTTAAAGAACTTAAAGGATTAGATTTAGATCATTTGATGAAACAAGTGGAAATTTTAAATGCTTTAAGTCCTGTAGCCAATCCCGGAAAAGAAACTATTGCAAGTAAAGATAATGTTGCATGATAGTAAAATTATAAATGAAACTAGTTACACAAGAGGTGTGTTGTGAAAGAAAAAATGGCAAAAAGAGGGTATGAACAAGGGGACATGAAACCCACTGTTGAAAGCTATCAAAAACCCGAAAAAGATTTTGCAGAGCGTGGTTTTAATAAAACTACAGAATATGTTGAAAGACAAGACAAGATGCAATCGGGTATGGCACGAGGTCTTGATAAGCAATCTTATAAAGGCCGCTACTCTTAAATAGGAGGCGTTATGCCTAAAAAAGAAAGATCCCGTTCCTACTGCGTAGAAATTCAAAAAGGGCCCATTAGCATGGATGAATCAAATTCCAATATGCTGCGCCGAGAACGGGGTCATGTTCCTAAAGAATTGGACAACAATAGAATGCGTCAAGAAAAAATGACTCTAACTATTCACGTTCCGAAGCAATAATTTTTTTGAATATCATGGCACGTTAGCTCAGGTAAAAGAGCACACAAGAGAGTTAAAATTCTTGCGTGAGGTCGTAGGTACAAATCCTACACGTGCCTTTTTTTATAAAATTACATGAATATAGCACCTGGAAAAGATCGCAACTTATCCATTTCGGACTATAAAATGTTTTTTTGGGCAAGAATCGCGTCTTGCCTTTTTTACAAGATCAACTTAACAGGTATTTTTTCTTTTTGAGGCGCTCCCATGAGCGTATCTCCTCGAAAAAGTTCGTTTTCAATCCAAGAGCCATTTTCATCTTTTTTGAAACCGAAGTATTCAAGTTGTATATTTTCCCATCTTTTTAACGTTTGTATTCTTTCTTGAGGGTAAAAAGCTTCGTTCATTAAAATGTTCATCATTTGAGTTCTATGAGGCAGTTCCCAGCAAAAATAAACCTCCCCTTCAGGATACACGTGAAAGCACATCATATCTTGTTCGGGATAGGGTCTATATTTTGTGATTTTTCGTATTCTTGCAGTTGATTTTTTAAGCATTAAATCATACTTTTCATAGATAGCCAAGTAAAAAGGTTTGCCTTTAAATTCATCTGACTTTAATCCGGCCTCAATTGCTTCATTAATATCAAAAACAAGATCTTTTATGATCTCGTGATTGACATCTCCAATAACCACACCTCTTTCGCCGTTAATTTGAGCATCCCTATAAATAGCTCCCGCCGTTTCTCTTGCAGGGTCTATTTTTGATTGATTTTCCATAATTTATAATCTTCCTTATTTTATTGTGCGCGTCCAATGACTGTTTATTTGTTCTTTGTGTCCTTTTTGTGCGCATTTTTTTGAACAAAAAATCCTTCTTTGAATTTTTTTGCTAGTTTTGTCGATAACAAATTCCATTCCGCAGCAACGGCACAAGAATCCTTGTTTTGTTCTTTTTTCTTTGCTTTTTTGTACTTTTATTTGATACATACACTTGTAACAAAATTTCTGATTATTTATAAAATCACTATTAATCCTTTCAATTTTACAATTATCACAAAGCATTTTTTATTCCTTTTATTTGACTTATATATTTTTTATAAAACAAAGTCAATTTAAGGCGTATAAAAGATGGATTAGCCTTCCGTCAAGGCGTTATTACGTGTGATTTAGCCAATCACCAAACAAAAAAGGAACATTCATGACTGAGATTCAAGACCCAAATAGCGAAGTTCCGGAGGTAGCAACTCAGGTAGAAGGGCAAGTCAATGAAGTGAAAGAGACGCAACAACCATCTCAGGAGCCGGTTACTAACCAGCACTTGAAGGCCATGCGTCTTAAGAATGCCGAACTCGAAAAAGAATTAAGACAATTGAAAGATGCACAAATGCAGATGATGCAAGCCCAGCTTGCAAGTCAACAACAGCAAACCGTGCGTCAAGAGGTTGATGAATTAGATACAATCGGTGATGAAGAGTTTATTCCTTTAGGTAAGGTGAAAAAGCTAACCGAGAAAGAAACTCGGAAAGTACTCAAAAACGCCGAAGATCTTGTAGAAAAAGCCGTCGAAAAACGTCTTAAAAAAATGCAAGATGATCAATTCATGGATCGCTTAAATCGTCAATATTCTGATTTTTCCGAGGTCGTCAATCCTGAAACTTTATCAATTTTAGAAGAAAAGGAACCGGAACTGGCAGCAACGATTGCGGATTTAAAAGATCCATATAAGATCGGAGTTCAAAGCTACAAGTACATTAAAGCGATGGGGCTCTCTCAAAAAGCAACGGAAAGCAGAAGAGAAAAGGAAATAGACAAAGCTATTGCTAAGCAGGAAAAGGCGATAACATCGCCCATGGCTTACGATAAACGGCCTATTGCACAAGCCTTTAAGTTAACCGATGCTATGAAAAAAGATCTTTATCGAGAAATGCACGGATATGCAGCCTTAGCCAGTTCGGTTCCCGAAATGACCGGATAGGTCAAAGGGAAAAATAAATATGTCAGTATCAATTTCATCGTTGCCACCGCAAATTCAACAGCGGTACAACGCAAAATTGCTGTCGACTCCGGAGCACAATTTGATTCACCAATTATTCGCAACTCCAGTAGAGCTGCCGGATAATCAAGGTTTCATTGATAGACAGTCTCGTTATGACAGACTGGATCTATTTGAAGTGCCTCTAGACGATGGCTCAAACAACCCGCCTCCTCAGCAATTAAATAGAGTGGACGTGGACTGTCGCGTAAGAGTATATGCGACTTATATCGTTTTGACCCGGCAGGTCACAATTACAAACGAAGATCCGGTGCTTAATTCGGCAGCGGCCAGATTGGGACAAAGTCTTCGTGAAACTCAGGACGCCCTCCAGAGAGATAATTTGGAAAGTTCTGCAAGTATTATAAATTCTGTTGGGGGCACCAACGGTAGACAGAATATTGCCGTTGTAAAATCTTTCCTTATGGACTTGAAACTCTTACCGCATAATGGCGAAGACAACAAGGCGCAAGCTAAAGCAGAAATGCTTTTTGCAGCGTGAACGTAGCAAGCGGAAAGACATGCGAAAGCATGATGCGGTGCTCTGAACTTTATGGAAACATAGAGAGGGATAAGTAGAGAAAGTCCCCGCCTAGATGTTTGTAGTCTAGGTCACAAAAGTAACAGAACGGATATTCCAACAGAAATGGCTATCACCGACGTGGACGATGTTTTCACCGTTTTGCAAAACAATTCGGGCGAATTCATCACCAACATTGTTGAAGCTGATTTGAAATTCGGTACAAGCCCTATAGGCGATGCCTATGGTTGTATGCTTACAACTCGTATGATTCCTGTCTTGTATAGCATGACCGGGTTCGTTAAGAAATTTCAATATCCAAATATTTCCCAAACATTAAGTGTGGAAATTGGCGGAGCAAACAACATTCGATTCTTTGTGTCCGAACAAGGTTCTGTCACACCCAATGCATCTTTGCTTGGAAATGACATAGCTAACTGTTTCGTAGCAGCTAAAGAAGGATATAAAGTGGTATGGCAAGCCGGCGGAAAGGCTAGATTTATCTACCTACCTCCAGGCTACAATAATGACCCATGTATGCTTAGGCATACGGCCGGTTGCTCGTTTTATCAAGGCCAGTGTATCACGAATGATCTTTGGATTCAAAACTTAAGATCAACAGGGATATAGGGGAGGATAGAACATGAGTTTACCATATTCATTTATCGGTTCTTGGACATACACAAATCCAAGTACTGTTATTGCGCAAAACATACCTATGACAGCAAAACCTGACTGGGTTTTTGTCAAGGATGTTACCAATTGGGGTGCGCAGTCAACCGCTGCTAATCCGGTTTATTCGGAATGGTTCAGTTCTATGGCATCAGGTTCCTACCTTGCCCTTGGACAACCTAGCGGTACTACTACAGGCGTTACTCTTTATGCCTCTCAAGGCACATCGGGTGGCTTTACATTTATTGATCAAACGAATCCTCCAACTTATTCAAAGGTTGCGATTACTGCGGTCAATGGTACTACATTTGTTGTTTCTACGTCAAGTACTACGGGACTTAACGTAGGAGATCTTGTACGTCTTATAAACGTAACGGGAGCACAACAAATCAGTGGCTCTAACTTATACCAAATCACGGCAATTACTGCAAATACAAGTATTACTCTTGGTTATGCAGCATCGGCCGCGACTGCCGGTTTAACAATAGCCAATGGAACTACAGGATATTATCAAAAAGTTTATCCAAGTTATTTCCAGCCTAATGCACTGCCCGTTGCCTACATTACGCAGGCAAGCCAAGCGGTAGTTTACTTCTTTAGAGAAAATCCATACACGCCCGGACAGCTTGTAGATTTCATAATCCCGACTCCTTACGGAATGACTCAATTGAGTTATCTCACGGGGCAAGCCGGAAGCGGATCTTTATCCAGCAATCCATCAGGTGCAGCTAGGGTTTTAAGTGTTACTAATTCCTCCACGGTTTCTTCCATCACGATTGATGTTGATACAACAGGATTTACAGCATTTCAATTCCCGACATCTGCCGCTTTTGCAACGGGGGCCTCCCCTGCAATTTGCGTTCCTGCGGGTTCCGGCGTTGTACCTCTTAACGGAAGTGCAACCATTCCTGCATCCCCTCCCGGAACAAACCTATCAGACGCGTTCGACAACTTGTCTCAATACGTCATGAACATAGGTACTTCGGCCGTCGGTGTGTCAGGAGCAACAATGCAAGTATTTGCATTTAAAGCAGACTTTGTAAACGCAATTACTAACGCATAAAAAATAATAATTGAAGGGGTTTTATTACCCCTTCTTTAACTAAAGGATTTAAAAACTATGGAAGTTAGAGAATTACATAAAAAAACAAAAAAT